CGTTTGCAAGAAGAACGGGCTCGAGGTAGACAAGCAGAACAAGAACCCGTCCCGACTGTCCCGCATGCCCGGCGTGATCCGCCGCGACAAAAAGCAGTATCTGCTGGATACCAATATCGGCAAGGAGAGCTGGTCAGAGTGGGAGGAGTGGATCGAGAGCATCAACGACGATCTTCCCGATCCCGAGAGCCTCGCCGACACCTTCGATAATCTGCCCGACCTCGCGCCGCCGCTGATCGACGGCATCCTGCGGCAGGGACACAAGATGCTGATTGCGGGACCGTCAAAGGCGGGTAAGTCATTCTCATTGATCGAGCTGACAATTGCGATCGCCGAGGGGCGCGACTGGTACGGCTATCCCTGCACGATGGGCAGGGTGCTTTACGTCAACCTCGAGCTTGATAAGCCGTCCTGTCTGCACCGCTTTGCCGACGTCTACAAGGCGCATCACTGGGAGCCAGATCATCTGAAGAACATCGATATCTGGAATCTGCGCGGTAAGGCGACGCCGATGGATAAGCTCGCGCCGAAGCTGATCCGCCGCGCGATGAAGAAGGGTTATATCGCCGTCATCATTGACCCGATCTACAAGGTGCTCACAGGCGACGAGAACAGCGCCGAGCATATGTCGAAATTCTGTAATGAGTTTGACAAAATCTGTGCGGAGCTTGGGTGCGCCGTCATCTACTGTCACCATCATAGTAAAGGCTCTCAGGGCGGCAAGAAGTCAATGGATCGCGCGTCAGGCTCCGGCGTATTCGCCCGTGATCCCGACGCAATGCTCGATCTGATCGATCTGGAGATCACCGACAGCATCCGTCAGACGTATGAGAGCAAGCGCGAGTGCGCCGTCTACATCGACTATATGCACCGCTTTTTCGATCAGGATCAGTACAGTGAATTGGTCAGCCTTGACGATGAGCAGAGCGCCGCAAAGATGCGTGATATTGTCGCCAAATGCTTACCTGATAAGGCTCTCAAGAACGCAAGACAGGCAGCCGATCAGAGCCGTCAAAAGCTCGACAAGCTCTCCGCGTGGCGCATCGACATGACGCTGCGCGAATTCCCGAAGCCGAGCCCGTTGAACCTCTGGTTCGATTATCCGATCCATCGGCAGGATCACGAGGGGATCCTTACGGACGCGCAGAGCGACGACACGCGCCCCGGGCAGAACTACCGTAAGAACTTTGGCAAGAAGCAATCCCCCGAGCAGAAAGCCGAGAGCCGCCGACAGGATTTTGAGACGCATTATTACAGCTTGAAGTCCTTCAACGCGGACGGTGTTGTTTCTCTAAAAGAATTATCTGAACAGCTCGGGAAGGCGGAACGAACAGTCAGAAGATGGATCGAAAACGAGTACAGCGACGATTTTCGGATCATAAAAGGCAATGTTGAAGAATTGACAAACTCGGAAGAATGAACCGAAAATGTCAAAATGTCAAAAAGTGTCATTCTCGGTGAAATCTTCGAGAATGTCAAAAAGTGACAAAATCGGTATATTTACCGAGAATGTCAAAAAGTGACAAACCCTATATATATTTTATATATATAAAACGGGGTATGACACTCCCCGTTTTTATAGTCAAAAATATTCTCGCACGCGCACGTGACGCGCACGAGAGAAGGAGCAACCATGAAGATAGAATTCTTCTTGATGATGATACCGCCGACGCATACTTACCAGCAGGGCAGCCGCACCGCCGTCCGTGACGGTAAGGTGATCCGCTATCAGGATGAACAGCTCAGAGACGTCAAGGCGAAGTTCACCGCCTATCTGAGTAAGCAAATTCCCGAGCGACCGATGGGCGGCGCGCTGCGGCTGATCACAAAATGGTGCTATCCGATCAAGGGTGATCACCGCGACGGCGAATATAAGACGTCGAAGCCCGACACAGAGAACAGCTTGAAGCTGTTCAAGGATGTGATGACCGAGCTGAACTACTGGAAGGACGACGCGCAGGTCGCCTCCGAGATCACGGAGAAGTTCTGGGCGGATATCCCCGGCATCTACGTCTGCGTTGAGGAGCTGGTGCAGAATGAAAATTAACCGCGTTAAGTACAACCTCAATCAGACGGTCATCCATAACGGCGCGGAGTACATCTTCACCGGATGCACCCTGCGCATGAACGACGACGGCTTCTACTACGAAGCAATCCTCAAAGATACCCGAGCGCAGAACAGTGAATCGATCTGTCTATTGAGAGATATTCACGAAAAACAGAAAGGATAACAATATGACAACAATACTTGAAAGTGGATTATTTATGACAAACGAAGATCCGGAAGAATCATTTGAAACAAACGGAAATTATCGTTTCACACAAAAAGAGTTATTAGCTTTAAAGGCTGTTTTCAGAGGATGTAATACAAACGGGAAACTTGTCGGTTCAACGTATGTCTATAAATTCGGTACTGAGGAAGAAGAATCCATCTCGTATTACGATGCTCTGACAATAATTGACGGAATGATAGAAACAGAAACTTTGCGTAGAAAGGACATGAATACATGACAAATTTTCTATGGGCATTATTAGGCTTTTTTATCGGCGGCTTAATCGGCGTCATCATCATGACGCTGCTGCAGATCGGCCGCGAGAGCGACAAAGACTTTGACCGCCTGCCGAAAGTATGGATCGGGTTTGTAGAAGGGAAACCTCATGAGCCCCTGTTGATCAGGATGGTGAAGGGTTACGGTATCGAGGTGTATATGCTGAATCAGACAGGAGATTATGAGCACGTATGCACACTGCCGCATACCTTCACCAGCAGGACGAAATTAACGGAATATATCAAGCGCTCCGGGCCGTTCTTGACCCGAAGCGATAAAGAAAAATTGAAAAAGGAGGACGAAGCATGAGAGAGATACTTTTCCGCGGAAAGCGAATTGACAACGGCAAGTGGGTGTATGGAGATTTGGTTCAATCTCCTGCTCACTGTGTCGTTCAAATTTATGAGCAAGACTTATGCGGGGACAATTTTGCTGTTGACCCATCAACCATCGGACAGTACACAGGCTTGACCGACAATAACGGCAAGAAGATATTTGAGGGGGATATTATTAAAATCGTGCAAGACTACGACTATTCAGACGATTATAGTATCAGCAAGGTTTATTCGTATAACGGGATTTTTTGTGTTGATTATCACGGAGACGATTTTGATTCTACGGCTTTAGGATTTTTAAAAGACTATTTACCTGACGGCGGTTTTGAAGTCATCGGCAACATTCACGATAATCCTGAACTGTTGGAGGTGAATTAATGACCGATAAATCTTATAGAAATTTGAGAAGTATGGCGACTTGTTATCGCATCGATATGAGACGAATAGAAGAGATAGAAAGCGAGGCAATGACGCACGAAGAATCAGAAATCTTGAGGTCTATTCGCAACCACCTTAACGGAGCAGCGTGCCTTTGTGAAAGGTTAATGAAAGAAAATGTACAATCAGGAGGCAAGCCATGAACCGCCTGATCAGCTTGCTTCTCGCTCTGATAATCCTACTCGGCACCCTGTCGGCGTGTGCCGCCGATCCTGAGCCTGAGCCGACAGAGCCGCTCACCTACACGATCGTTGAGGTCGTCGACAGTCACTACAAACCGCCGAACACCTACGAGCTTTGCTATCGGACAACCTTCTCCAACGGTCTGATCATCGACTGCTGGAAGGAGGTCAGCAGAGAAGAATATGAAAGAGAGGTGGCAGAATGACAGAAAAGGCGAAAAAGGCAAGCCAATTTTGGAAAGCTAAGGATGAAGCGGAGAAAGAAGGCAATAATGAATTCATTTGTCCGTTGTGCGGCGGGAAAGCATGGTGGTCGAGAAGTGAGTACAACGGTCATACGCATTATTATGCTTGCCACTATAATGCAAACGGCAATAAGTGCGGTATGGGAATTTTACACAAACGCGAAGAAAAGAAGCCAGAACAACGACATTAGTAGAAAGGAAAATCGAATGAGCGATCTGATAATTAAGGGCATGGAAATGCCGAAGGACTACAAACAGCGGAGCGTTACACTTGATCGGCAAACAGATGACGGTATTCTTCGTTTATTTGTTAGTGATTTTGATAGTGAGGCGATGAAATACTCGTGTCGGGTATATCCTATCGTTGAAGTCCCTACACACGGCAGACTGATCGACGCAGACCAATTACACAGTTTATTGACAGATATGTGGCATTCTAACCACAATCTATCAATTATTGATGTATTAAGAGCGGTTTGCAGTTTGCCTACCATCATAGAAGCGGAGGAGTGAATATGTGCGAAACAAACAGACGCCGCGAAATTATCGCAAAGATCAGAAGCGGCGAGATTTCCTGCCCTGATACCTGCCCGATCGCAGATAAGTGCGAGCTTCCAAAACATGACTGTTGGGGGAGTGTGACAAGGCAGCTAATGTGCGCAGAAAGAATTATGAAAGCGGAGGTGAAATAATGGAGCAGAAAGATATGAAGAATATAGGCGAGACTATCGTGAAGGGAAAGGGTAAAGGTAACCGTCCGAAGAAATCCGATCAGATGAAGCCGCAGACTGAACCAGGCGATAACCAAAAGTACATTCAGCATACGATGGAAGTGGCCAAGCTAGACCACATCGATCTGAAAAATGTTGACCTCGTCGATCAGAGAATTTTGGATTATTTTTCTATTTGCGAATTAAACGACATGAAGCCGTCGGTCGCCGGTCTTGCTCTTTCTCTAGGCGTTGAACGCACAACTTTGTGGAAAATCAGAACAAAACAGACAGGGGGCTATCCCTCCGAGGTTATCAACTCGATAAAAAGGGCGGTGCAGATCATCAATGCAATGATGGAGGATTACATGCAGAACGGCAAGATCAACCCCGTCTCCGGTATCTTCCTCATGAAGAACAACATGGACTATACTGACAAGCAGGAGGTCGTCGTCACGCCGAGCAACCCGATGGGAGGCACAGAAAGCCCCGAGCGCCTGGAAGAGCGGTACCGTGAGAGCGTTGTGATCGATACGGACGGTCAGGATATCGACGAGTGATTTTTCTGAAAATCGCAGAAAGCAACTTTTCCGAAAAATATCAATCGCTACGAAATCCCGTATAAACAAATCGAGCCGCTGACCTGAATGTCGGCGGCTTTTCCTATCTTAATTTCTTGATTGATCCGTAAGTATATCAAAATCCTGCGAAATTTTGCGCCTGTCGCGCGTTTGACTGCTTAGTAATGAAATTAACATTACTAAGACACAAAATGCAAAGCAAGGGCAATTCTGGCAATTTCAGCGATATGCAAAGAAATAACCCACCGTCAAAAGCGGTGGGCTTTTCTTGTCCAGTATGAAATGATGTTGTTGATTTCGGCGGGCTCTGTCATCGGAATGTCAACTAATACGGGGGTTATTGTGTCGGGCGTCAGGTAGTACCCGGAGCCGTAACGGGGTAGCAGCTCCGCACCGCCGGTATTGATGATGTTGCGGCTGTCCTGTTTGGTGGGGCATCTGAGGGCTACGCGGCTGTCGATATTGACCTTGATTTGACCGTTGATAATATCGCGTGTGGGGCGCTGGGTTGCTAAGATCAGATGGATCCCGGCGGCTCTGCCGAGCTGGGCAATGCGACAAAGTGCCGGCAGTGTCTCGCGCTTCTGTGTTGTCATCAGATCGGCGAATTCGTCGACGATGATGTATATGTCCGGTTCGGTGCTGCGCTTCAAATGACGACGCTGCATCGTTTTATATCTCCGTTCCATCAGGTTGACCGCCTTTGTGATTGTGCGGACAATGTCGTCAGGCTCTGAGCTGTAGGCGATAGTGTGCGGAAGCGGTTTATAGTCGATTAGCTCAACACGCTTGGGGTCGATCAGAATAAACTGTGTTTTCTTCGGGCTGTCGAATAATGCGGTGTAGATCAGACTGTTAATCAGTACGCTTTTACCGCTGCCTGTCGCGCCTGCAATCAGAGTGTGCGGTTGTTTCAGGATGTCAAGGCATAGCTTCGATACTGTGCCGGTGTAGGGTGGTTGGGTCGTACGCTTTTTCATATCATCACCCCTAATCGTCTACAAGTGATTTTAGCGTCGCAGAAGGCAATCCAGTTATCACGGCTGGGGTCTGCGTGCCATGCTGCCTTAGTGTCCTTGTATACTTGCAGTGCTTGGCTTTTATCGGTCGTTAATGTCTTGTAGACGCAACCCGTGTAGGTTTGGTCTGTCTTACCGCTACACGAGGCGCGATACTTTGAACAGTTTAAACACATAATATTCATCATGAAATAATCCTCCTTGACTTTGTACCGCCATGTGGTATAATAGAGGAGCAACGGCGGAGGCGGTACACCAACCGCCGCTGTCCTGTTGGATTGTAATAGTCTGTTAGGCTCTGTGGTGGATGGCTAACAGGCTATTTTTATTTGATGATGTAGTCTATACAATCGACTATGTCGCGGTCGGTGAATCCGTGAGCTTTGAGCCACGAGATCAACCGCGAGATCAGCCGCTTCATCGTTCTACTCCTTAATGATATTTCAGTGTGTACCACCTTTTTTCGCTCCTTTCTGTAACCCTTTTTGATTACGTTAACATTATAATATTATTATACGTAAATGTCAATAGTTTAATTAAAATTAAACGTAAATTATTATAATTTTAACCACAAGTACTCCCTGCAACGAGTGCAGGGAGGTTGATAAAGCCCCCCGGGGGGATATTAAATCACCATACGGGGCGGGGTAGGCTCTCCGACTACACGAGAAATACAAAAAGAATATTTACGAAATCAATTGACAAATTAAACGTAAACGTATATAATGAATGTAGTACCTACAGGGAGTGACTTACCATGAAAAGAGCTGTGGCATATTGCCGAGTGTCTACCGCAGGACAGGTAGGCGATGACAAGTTTGGAATCCCCTCTCAAATGGAGATGATTCGAGAGTATTGCAAGGAGCACGACATTGAGATAGTCAACTGGTATATCGATGAGGGAGTGAGCGGAGCTGAGAAGAAGCGCCCCGCCCTCGACAAATTGTTGATGGGTGAGGTCACTAATCCGCCAGTTGATTATGTGATTATGGCAAAGACGGATCGATTGGCAAGAGATATCAACCTGTATTATATCTTCAGGGAAAATTTGAAGGAACTGGGACTTGAGATTATCAGCGTCAAGGAAGATTGGAGTGCTCAGGACAGATTAACGGCAATGATCCTTGAGAACTTTCTCGCGATGGCCGCCCAAGTTGAGAAAGAGAACATTCGTATCAGAATGTCCGGCGGAAGAAAACAAAAGGCGAAGCGTGGAGGATATGCAGGCGGTCGTGCCCCTATGGGATACAAGGTGGTTGATGGTCAGCTTATCATCAATGAAGATGAGGCGCCTGTCGTGAGGTTTATATTTGATCGTAAAAAGGCGGGCTGTACAATGCTTTCTACTGTAAAGGCACTGAACGACGCGGGATATAAAACCCGAAACGGTAAGGGCTTTGTCATCTCTACTGTCCAGAGCATTTGGAACAATGAACCGACTTATCGCGGAATGTACCGATATGGTAAAGATGGGGAATGGGTTCAAGGTCAGCACGAGCCGATTTTATAAAAAGGTGATAACTATGAAGACGATTTGCACAACGAGAGTGACATACGTTATGACAGGTTACGGTGATTTAACTTTAACCGACGAAGCCCTATATTGGAATAAGTCGGCAAGCTCTTTTCTGGTATTTGGCGCAGTTAATGCCATGACCGATAGTCATTTTTATTTACCTTTATCGGACATCGCCTCTGTCAGCAGCTATATCTACTTTCCGGGAGGAGGTCTGTGCATAACAGATGTTCGAGGGAAGTTATATAAGTTTTCCTTTAAGAAAAAGAAAGACTTCGTTGTTATTCATGATTATCTAACAGAATTGAAGGAAAAGCAAAATGATATTAACCAGCAGTCCTAAGTGCGGGAAGACTGCCGACTGGGTTCAAGGTCAGCACGAGCCGATATTGACAGATTAAAACTGTTCACAAGATAGTTTATCCTTTGTTGTACTAATTGCATAAAAGCAAAGAGATATTTTTGTGATGACAAATATTGCCGGATAGTGTAGAATAAGAGTACCACGATTGATGGAGGTAAATCATGTATTGTCCTAAATGCGGTCAACAACAGCCCGACGACTCAAAATTCTGCGGCAACTGCGGCGCAAATCTTCAAGTAGTGAAGCAGGAGCCTAATCCCACACCGGCTCCTGTAACAGAGAATCAGAATCCGGCTCCGCAACTTGTTCAGCAGCCGATCCAGCCGCCGACACAGCAGCCGACACAAACCAAACCTAAACAGCCATGGTATAAAAATTGGTGGATCTGGGTGATAATATGTGTTGGTATTCTTATTCTGTTTTCGCTTATAGGGAATGCAAGCAGTTCGAAACAGCCCTCGTATTCTTCTGAATCGGAAAGCGACAAAGCGACTCAATCAGAAACGAAAGGCTCCGATAAAAAGAATAGCGATACACAATCCGCTGCAAGTTCTCAAGCTGAGAAGCCTACCGAAAAGCCCAAAAAAGCGGAACCAACTGAATCCCCTGTTCCGCAGGAATACAGAAACGCATTGAATAAAGCAGATTCCTATTGCAATAGGATGTATATGTCAAAACAAGGCGTATATGATCAGTTGACATCTGAGTATGGAGAAAAATTCTCAGCAGACGCGGCACAGTACGCTATTGATAATGTGAAAGCCGATTGGGAATACAATGCCCTCAAGAAAGCTGAATCGTACAGCGAAAGTATGTACATGTCGAAACAGGGGATATACGATCAGCTGACATCCGAATACGGCGAGCAATTCACAGAAAGCGAAGCACAATATGCGATCGATAATCTCAAAGCGGACTGGAATGAAAACGCACTGAAAAAAGCGCAGTCATACTATAATGACATGAATATGTCGAAGGACAGCGTGTATGATCAGCTTGTTTCTGAATACGGAGAGAAATTCACCGAATCGGAAGCGCGATATGCGATCGATCATTTAGGAAATTAGTATAATGCCGAGGAGAATCTAATGGCTTTAATAAAATGCTCAGAATGTGGTAAAGAAATATCATCGGAGGCAAAAGTGTGTCCGAATTGCGGTAAGCCCTTAGTAGTCGAGCAGCCCACTGCACAGGAAGATACTAGCGGCTGTAGCAAAGTGGCGATTATAGCTATTGGAGCGATTTTGATGATAATAGGCTTTTTCTTGCTGTTTAGCACAGGCTACAGTATAGGATACGGAAATTAAACAAGCCCTTCGCAATCGGGTGAGGGGAACAGTCAACAGGGACTATCCGAAAGGGTAGTCCTTTTCTTTTTGGAGGACATTAAATGCGAGACCTGATAGGTAGAATATGGTATGATCTGGATAAGAACCCTTTGCGGTATGGCGCGTATGACGATCTGTTTTCGGCGTGTCGGCTGGCAGAGGAGAAGGATTTCAAATTTGCGCATGATACCAACAAGCTGCTGCGGCGCAAGATCGGCTGGGCGATCACGCGGACGGATAGTGTGTCGGATTTTTTCGGGCTGTACAAGCGGACGCTGCTGTTTGATGCGATATATGACTTTGACAGTTACATGCTGTATATCGAGATCAACCGTCCGCCCGAACAGAGGTTTTATCAGCCGCGCCGACGGATATTTAAGCAGTTGGTCGACGCGATCCAGGCATTGACGGACGACGAGTTGGACGAGCTGTACAGCGCTATGCCGCCGAGAGTTGGAAAAACAACTCTGATTCTGTTTTTGATTACATGGCTGATCGGCAGGAACAGCGAGAAATCGAACCTTTACTCCGCCTATTCTGATGCTATCACGACGGCGATGTACAACGGTGTGCTGGAAGTCATCGGCGATCCCGATACCTATCTGTGGCATGACGTATTTCCAAACGCAAAGATCGTCCAGACCAACGCGAAGGAAGAGACCATCGATATCGACCGCAAGAAGCGGTACCCGTCGCTGACATGCCGATCGCTGTACGGTACGCTGAACGGTGCGTGCGACTGCAGCGGTATAGAGATATGGGATGATCTGATCGGCGGCATCGAGGAAGCGTTGAACCCCGCGCGTATGGAATCGGCATGGACGAAGGTCGACAACAACCTGATCCCGAGAGCGAAGGAGCAGGCGAAAATATGGGGCAACGGGACCAGATGGTCGCTGAAAGATCCCGTCGGTCAGCGGATCGATCTGTTGAAGCATGACAAGAATTATCAGGATCGCAGATGGAAGATCATCAACCTGCCGGCACTGAATGAGCAGGACAAGAGTAACTTTGACTATGACTACGGCGTCGGATTCTCCACAAAATACTATCAAATGCGTCGTGCGTCGTTTGAACGATCGGACGATCTCGCGTCCTGGAATGCTCAGTATATGCAGGAGCCTGTTGAGCGTGACGGTAAATTGTTCTCGGCGGCCGATATGCGCTTTTTCGACGGCACGCTTCCCGATGGCGAGGCGGATAGGCGGTTCATGCCGGTCGACCCTGCGTTCGGCGGCGGTGACTTTGTGTCAAGCCCCGTGTGCTATCAGTACGGCGAGGATCTCTACGTTGTGGATGTGGTGTATGATAACGGTGACAAAGAAACGACGCAGCCGTTATTGGTGAACGCGGTGATCAGCTGGGACGTTGAGACCATGCGAATCGAGGCGACAAAGGCAACCGAGACATATAAAGACGGTGTAGAAGCCCGACTCAAAGAGAAAAATAAAAAGATCCACCTTTCAACGAAGGCAGCGTCGACAAAGACGACGAAAGAGATCCGTATTTTTGATGCCGCTCCCGACATCAAGAAGCACATGATCTTTCTGATCCCCGAGAAGCGGAGCAAGGCATACGAAATGTTTATGCAAAACGTTTTTCTGTTCAACGCCAACGGCGGAAACAAACACGATGACGCACCAGACAGCCTCGAGATGGCGATCGATATGTCATTTCATCCGGCCAGCAAGGCAAAGGCAATCCGCCGATTGTTTTAACAGGATTACAAAAGGGTTACAACTCGTGTTTTATGGTTGACATACTACCGGATTCAACGCTATAATGTAAGAGTAAAAATAGATGTCGGAGGTTTTGATGAAAACCTTATTTGACGATAAGATGACGCAGATCATCTTACATGCGTTTAAGCGCGGCAACACTGTAGAGCTCAAGAAAGAGCAAGGCAAGATCGTGGTTGTCGAATTACAGAGAAAAGCAAGAGTAAAGGCGTCTATAAACGGATAGGCGTAACAGTCAACAGGGACTACGAGGTTTCGTAGTCCCTTTTTTGTTTGTGTAAAGGGGGATAGGGGAATAATGGGCTTTTACGGTCGTACAGTTATCTACTCGGATCTTTCGTATATCGACGAAAGCAATGTAGTAGATGCGCTGTATAAAGCACTCCCTGCCTTCCAAACGAATCAGACGCAGATCGAATGGCTGTATAATTATTTCAAGGGCAATCAGCCGATCTTGAACCGCGTTAAAGAAGTACGTTCCGAGATCAATAACAAGGTTGTCGAGAACCATGCGAATGAGATCGTGACCTTTAAGACCGGCTATCTGATCGGCGAGCCGATCCAATATGTCAATTACGGTCAAACGGAAGTGTCTGAGGATTTGAACCTTCTCAACCGTTACATGAACGAGGAGCATAAGCCAACAAGGGATGCAGAGTTAGCGAATTGGTTCCATATCTGCGGTACATCCTATCGTATGGCGCTTCCTGACGGCAATGCCGACAATGATGACGCTCCCTTTGAGATATTCACGTTGGATCCGCAAGAGACCTTTGTGGTTTATTCCAACAGTATCGGGCATCGCCCTCTGATGGGTGTGTACGTTACAACGATACAGAATGTACGGCATTATCATGTCTATACCGATCACGCAAAGTATGAGATCGTCAACCGCGAAATCATCGACAGACGTGATCATATCCTCGGGATGATACCGATCATCGAGTATCCGCTCAATAAGGAACGGATCGGTGCGTTTGAAATCGTGATTCCTCTTCTGAATGCGATCAATACCACCGCTTCGAATCGTCTGGACGGTATCGAGCAGTTTGTGCAGGCGCTTTTTGTTCTAAAGGGTGTGGAGATCGAGAGTGAGGATTTTCAACAGGTCAAGAAGCTTGGCGGTATCCAGATCCCGAAAGAGGGAGATATCAAGTATTTGGTTCAGGAATTGAACCAGATGGGGACGCAGACGCTGGTCGATTATATGTACCAAACAGTGTTGGTCATCGTCGGTATGCCGAACCGTAACGGCGGTTCATCCACAAGCGATACCGGTGCGGCGACGATCATGCGTGACGGCTGGCAGTCTGCTGAGGCGAGAGCAAAGCTGACCGAAACGACATTTGACGAAAGCGAAATGCGTTTCCTACGTCTGATCCTCAATATCGTCAACACCTATCGGGATATCGACCTCAGACTGTCGACGATCGAGATCAAGTTCACGCGCCGAAACTATCAGAATCTGCTCGAAAAGGTTGAGGCATTAAATATGATCCTCAACAATGACAAGATCCATCCGAAGCTGGGATTTGAGCTCTGCGGAGCGTTTACCGATCCCGAATACGCCTACAAGATCAGTGCGGAATACTACGAAGCGCAGCAGCAAAAAGCGCTCGCCGAGCTGAATGAGATCAACGGAGTGCATACGGACGATGTATGAGTATACCGATAAGATCATCAGAACGATGAACAAGCGGTTTATCCGCATCATGGATCGTTTGAAAAGGCGGTTGGCGTCAATCGATGAGATCAGTGTTTTATTGACCGAATCGGAGCAGACGATCGCCGAGCTTGATTATATTACACGAAATATGCTGTTGAAAGCCGCCAAAAAAGCGTATAAGGATAACGGCGGGAGGCTGGATATAATCGATGAAATGTGGCTGAATGCCTATTTGAACGGTCTTAGTCCGGTCACAAAGTATTCATATACCAACGAAGTTGATCGTAAGCGGTCGAGGTTCTTCGAAACGCTGGCGGCATCCGATAAGGATCCGAAGGAGTTCAAAACGGCTCTGAGATTATGGTCTCATATGGCAGGAGAATACGCCCTTGAAGTGACGGATTTAGCTGTATTGCAAGCGTATATGGAAAACGGCGTTGAGAAAGTGAGATGGATCACCGAGATGGATGGGCGAGAATGTTCTGAATGTGCATCTCGTGACGATATGATCTATTTGATTCACAATGTACCGCCCAAGCCCCACTGGGGATGCCGGTGTATACTTGTTCCGGAACAATAGAAGAGATTACCGCAAACGGGCGGTAAGAAACAGTCAATCAGGACTATAGGAGAAATCTTATAGCCTTTTTTTATTTGCCAGAGAAGGCATTAATCGCAGCGAGGAAGACAACCTCGACAAAAACGGAAAACACAGTCAGAGAAGACTAAAATCGCAGGAGGAAACTATGAAAATCGATACCACGACAATCGAAGGCTACGAGAGCATGACTGCTGAGGAAAAGCTCGCCGCGCTCGAAGGATTCGAGTACGATGACGGGGCGGATGAGATCGCCCGTCTGAAAGCTGCCAACACAAAAGCGTCAAAGGAAGCGGCAGAGTGGAAGCATAAACATAACGCTCTGCTCGACGATGATGAGAAAAAGCAGCAGGAAGCCGCCGAAAAGCAGCAGCAGATGGAGCAGGAGCTCGAAACGCTCCGCCGCGAGAAAAAGGAATCAGCCTATAAGGCGAAGCTCCTGAGCGACGGTTACGATGACGAGCTGGCTCAGTCATCTGCGGAAGCGCTTGCTTCCGGTGATCTCGATACTTTCTTCAAGAATCAGAAGAAATTCATTGAGGTTCACGACAAGGAGTACAAGAAGAAACTGATGAATCAGGATCTTAAGCCCGAGGGCGGCAACAGCAAGAAGTACAAAACCAAGGACGAGATCATGAAGATCAAGGATCCGCAGGAGCGGCAGGCGGCGATCGCTTCCAACCCCGAGCTGTTTGGGTATCAGAAAGAATAATCACAATGAAAAGGAGAGAAAATTCATGGCAGCAAAAGCAAATCTGACAGGCACTGCGCAGATTACCACAACGCCGAGAGAGATTGACTTCGTCACTCGCTTTGAGCAGAACTGGGACGCATTAATGCAGATTATGGGCATCATGCGTCCGATCGAAAAGACCCCCGGCACCAAGCTCGTCGCGAGCAAGGCGTCTATCGTCCTTCAGGACGGCAACGTCGGCGAGGGAGAGGAAATCCCTTATTCTCAGGCTAAAGTCGAGCCTGTGTATTTTGATGACATCAAGATCGAGAAGTACGCAAAAGCGGTATCGATCGAGGCGGTAGAGAAGTACGGCGCTACTGTAGCTGTTCAGAAAACCGACGATGCATTCCTGTATCAGCTCCAGAACAAGGTGCTGACTACTTTCTACGACTTCCTCAAGACCGGTACCCTAACCGCGACCGAGACCACATGGCAGCGCGCGCTGGCAATGTCAAAGGGCGCCGTTCTCAACAAGTTCCAGAATATGCAGCTTACCGCGACCGAGGTTGTGGCGTTCGTCAACATCCTCGACTACTACGACTATCTGGGCGACAAGGACATCACCATTCAGACTGTTGCCGGATTGAACTATGTTCAGGACTTCCTCGGCTACAGGACCGTTTTCCTGCTGTCCGACAACTTCATCGACAGGGGCATGGTCATCGCGGTACCTGTCGAGAATATCGATCTGTACTATATCGATCCCAGCAACAGCGATTTTGCGCAGCTCGGCCTGAACTACACCGTGGAAGGTGTGACAAACCTGATCGGCTTCCATGCGAACGGTAACTATACCACCGCTGTCGGCGAATCCTTCGCCCTCATGGGCATGAAGCTGTGGGCGGAATACCTCGACGGCATCGCTGTCTATACCGTATCTGACGGCGGCGATGATCCCGAGCCCACCCCCGATCTTGGCACTTTGACTGTCACTTCCGAGGCAGGTACCGCAGCCGGTGACACCAAGATCACCGTTACTCCCGCAAAAGCAGAGGGCAACATCTACAAGTACAAGGTAGCCGATACCGCGACCGATGTCACCTATGACATGAACGTACAGAACTGGGCTGTATGGGACGGTACCGCTGACATCACCGCCGAAACCGACAAGGTGATCACCGTCGTTGAGGCAACCGCCGACTACAAGGCGCGTGCGGCAGGATCCGCAACCGTCGTGTCGAAGGCGTAAGAAATCAGAGAAAGGCAGGCGTGATAAAAATGACACAATTGGAAGCTCTGAAAACGATTGTTGAAGAGACCGATGATAATGTTTTGACCGTCTGCCTTAACCTTGCGGGTCAGGCGATAGCGAACCGCTGCTATCCCTTTGACCCTGAAAAGCCTGTTCCGTCTAAATACTACGCGCGTCAGATTGAGATCGCGGCATATCTGATCAACAAGCAGGGAGCCGAGGGAGAAACCCAACATAACGAGAACGGAATCAATCGCTCCTATGAGAGCGCCAGTATTCCTGAATCTATGCTGAAAGATATTGTCCCGTTCGCAAGGGCGATCTGAGGTGCAGTATGAAGTGTTTGAAACGGAACAAAAGACCTTTTTACTTTGCCCCGTACCTTCGTAAGGAAAAGAACGGTCATACATACCGCCCGATTTACGGCGACGCTGTAAAGCTGATGGGGAATATCTCCGCATCGAAGGGAACCGCCGAAACAGAACAGTTCGGCATCAATCTTGACTATGATAAAGTCATCGTTCTCGACGATCCTGAATGTCCTATCGAGGAAACCTCTATTCTGTTCATCGATATAGAGCCTACCCGCAATGACGAGGGCGATTATATTTATGATTATGTCGTAAAGAAAGTCGCGCCTTCGATCAACAGCGTATCAATAGCGATAAAGCGAGTTGACGTATCGTGATCCGCATCACATCAAACGCCAAAACCGTTATCGCTCAGCTCAGGCAGTACAAGCAAAGCCTCAACGGAAAAATCAGAATTCTTGTTGAACGGCTCGGCAGTCTCGGTGTGAATACCGCGGACATCAAGTTCCATACCGCCCAATATGACGGCGATAATGACTTTGACGTATCGGCGGAATGGATCAACGATACCACACTGCTCGTTATCGCCTCCGGTGAAACGGTTTTATTCATCGAGTTCGGATCAGGTCTCGGTGGCTATGGCCATCCGCAGGCAAAGGATTTCGGGTACGGTCCCGGTACCTATTCCGATGATGAATCGATCGGAGGTAAGCATCATTGGGCTGATCCTGACGGATGGTATTATCGCCACGGCGAGAAGTCTCACGGTAATCCTCCGGCGCGCGCCATGTATGACGCAGGCAAAGAAATGAGGTCACAAATCGTACGGATCGCAAAGGAGGTGTTCGCCCATGATTGATTATGATAACAATATCATCGGCGCGGTCGAAACAGCGCTTGAAGCGGAACACCCCGACGTGTTTCTATATGATGAACCGCTCCCTGTTGACGCGGATTTCCCATGTGTAGTGATGGAGGAGATCGACAATTATGTCGATCAGCGCACGATCGATTCGGGAAGGATTGAAAATCATGTTATATCCGTGTATGAGATCAGCGTTTATTCCAACCGTACTCGAGGGAAGAAACAGGAATGTAAGAGTATCTTTGCTACCATGAGCGATACTCTGACGGGGCTGGGATTCACCCGTTTGTCAGCGAATCCCGTATCAATGATCGACGCTACCGTTTATCGGATGATCGGACGATTTACCGCGGTCATATCGGAAAACGGAGAAATTTACAGGAGGTAATAATATGGATAAGGCTATCAGCACGATCGGCACCTTTCTGATGTACAAGCCGTCAGGCGAGACCGACTACGAAAAGCTGGTCGATATCAAGACGCAGCCGGCGATGGGCGGTGCTCCCGAACAGCTCGAGACCACTACTCTTTCCAACTATATGCGTACCTATATCCCCGGTCTCGAGGCGAACGACGCGAAAGAGTATACCTGCAACTACAACAAGACCGACTACCAGAAGCTCAAGGCATTGGAAGGTCAGGAGCTTGACCTTGCGCTGTGGTTCGGCGGCACGAAGGAAAACGGCGCCATCACTCCGACCGGCGCGGATGGTAAGTTCTCGTACAAGGGCTATATCAACGTCTTTGTCGCCGAGGGCGAGGTCAACGCCGTACACGATATGACGGTAACGACCACCGCCAGCTCCGAGATCACATTCTCGTAAATGAGGTGAAGTATCATGGCAAAGACAAAAAGTGCAAAGACAATCGTTTTCATCTATGAGGGTAAGGAATATACCCTCGAATTCAACCGCAGGGTTGTCAAGAACATCATGGAGCGCAGAGGCTTCGATCTCAGCGAGATCGGCACCAAGCCGTTGACTATGCTGCCGCTCCTTTTCTGGGGTGCGTTCCAGATGCACCACAAGGGTATCACGCAGGATACCACGGATGAGATCTTAGAGCATCTCAACAACAGAGACGTTCTGTTCGAAAAACTGAGTGAAATGTACGTTGAGCCCGCGTCGGTTCTCTTCGATGAACCCGAGGAAGACGAGGGAAACGTGAGCTGGGACCCGAGCTGGTAAGTGATCGGTCGTCCCTTGAAGGGGGCGGGTCGGACGAATCCGCCCCCGCGTCATTCACTGAGCTTTTCAGTGAACACTTACCGTACTATCTATCAATAGGAATGACACCCGAGCAGTTCTGGGATGACGATTGCACATTGGTGATCGCCTACCGGGAAGCGTGGAAGCTCAGACAGCAGGAAAAGAACCGCTGGCTGTGGCTGCAGGGATTATATATATACGAGGCGTTATGCGATGTTTCGCCTGTGCTGCACGCGTTTGCAAAGAAAGGCACAAAGCCTGTTCCGTACATGAAAGAGCCGATCGCACTGTCAGAAGCGGAGATCAAAGAGCGCAAAGAGCGTGACGAGCGCCGCGCTTATGAGCAGTCGATCGCGGAGACGAAGGAATGGATGGAACGTCACAACGCAAAAAAGGAAGTGAGAACAGATGGCTGACAATACGATCGACACCTTAGTGATCAAGGTCGAGGGTACGGATGAATCTGCCGGCAATACCTTAGATAAGGTGATCAAAAAACTGGAATCAATCCAGCAGAGCACCTCCGGTGCAAGCCGTCGCGTATCAAACTTCACCAAAAAACTGTCTTCGTTAAAAGCAACGGTAGACAGTTTGAAACCTCAAAAGCTGAATCTGTTTTCTGACAGCAAGGTTCCGTCTTCTGTCAAGCAGACTACTGACAGTTTGAATAATCTGAAAGAGACGGTGAACGATCTCAACGGGACAGAAACGAAGGTCGTTTCTGATGAATCTGTATCAAGTGTTTCGCAACTTTCAACGAAACTATCAGAATTCAAAGAAAAAATCTTAAGCGTCAAGCATCCGATTAATTCTGCTATCAATTCGGCAAGGGAATTTGAGAAGCAAATTAAAAAAACTTTCTCTTCTACTATAATAGGTGGATTTATAAAAAGCTTAGGTAGAATAGCCTTTTACAGAGCAATGCGCTCAATTCTCAAACAGGTGACTGACGGCTTTAAGACGGGTATCGACAATATCTACCAATACAGCAAAGCCTTTAACGGACAGTTTTCGCAGGATATGGATTCAGCGGCGTCATCGATGCTTACGTTTAAAAACTCAATCGGAGCAGTGATGGCTCCGATCATCAGTCTTGTGGTGCCTTGGCTCGACAAGGTCGTTGACAAGATTATTGATATCAACAATACCGCCGCGATGGTGATTGCAGGATTATCCGGAAAATCTACTTATTCTAAAGCGGTAAGAGTTACAACCGAATATGCCGCCGCGGCTGATAAAGCGAGCAACAAAACCGAGAAGGTCAAGAACAAGGTCGAGGAGCTCAAGCGCTCTCTCGCTGGACTTGATGAAATCACTGTTATCGGAGATCTGGATACCGCAACCTCTGTTGATGTACCTGTCAGTGATAATAACGGTAATATCAATACGCCGAACTATAGCTCAATGTTCGTTGAAACGCCAGTCAATATGGCAAAAGTAAATGAAATCGTCAACAAGTTCAAAAAGATCTGGGAGATCGCCAAATGGATCGGAATCGCAATTGCTGCATGGAAGCTCGTTTCCTTCATCAGCAGTATTGCGCAAGCAATTTCAAGTCTCGGAACATTAGGCCAAAAGATTGTCGGATTAACGCTGATGATAGCCGGATTCAGCCTTGAATTTGCAGGAGCAAAAGATATCGGTAAGAACGGCTTGAACCTCAAAAACATCCTGATGACTGCGATTGGTGCAGCGTTAGGTGTTGCCGGCTCCTTGCTGGTTTTCGGAACAGGACCGTTAGGCTGGACGATCGGTCTTACTGTTGCGTTAACGGTAGGAATTGTCGGCTATCTGCAAGGTAAATGGGAAGCAGCACAAGAACTGTATGAGCTGACAGATGCATATAAGCAAATGGCAGATGGAATCAGTGAGTCAGAAGGGATAATCGAACGTGCTTCCGGAGCGCTTGATAGATTAGCAGAATCAAAAAAGAAACTTGATGAAACGGTAGGCGACTATTTAGCTGCTTCAGCTTTAGTAAATGAGATATTTGATCTTTATGAAAAATCTAATTTATCATCTACGGAGTTGGAACTGCTGAAGATAAAAGTGGATACGCTGAATAACCTCGGATTGGACGGTCTTCGATTAGAATTTGATGATACAAAAGGAGTGCTTTATCAGGTGTCGGAGAATGCAGACGGTACGACAGAAAAGATAGAGGCTACTCGAACATCTGTAAAAAATCTTATGGATTCTTTACAAGAAGAAGCCCAAGCTGCTGCAATGATGGAAATATTGACAGAAGCATACAAAGGATATTACCAGGCTCTAATTGATGATGAAATTGCTTCTAATAATGTAAAAGATGCAACTGATCGCTTAAAAAAAGCACAAGACGCGTTAAACAAAGGGTTTGATGAACACACAGGATCAACAAATATTCTTGCTCAGGCTTCATATTTTCTTACTGATGAATACAGAGGCTTAAAACTAGAAGTTGATCAGGCACAAAAATATCTTGACGCTTCTACAAAGGCGCAGAAAGAGAACAATAAAGTGCTTGAAGATTCAAAGAATTATATTGATTTAGCGACCGGTGCGTTGGTTGATCTGAAAGAAAAAGGCAAAGATTACGCCAACAATCCTTTGCAATCGACGGTGGCTTTTGATAAAGGACTGAAAACATCCTCTGATGCCGTCTCTAATCTGAAGGATAATACAACTTCATTTGCAAAAGATCCAACTGTAAAGAAGTTTACAAATTTTGCAAATGCTTCAACTGTAAATTTTGAGAATTCTATTAAAGATTCTCAAATTAGAATGCAATCATTAAAAGAAGAAGCAACAGGATTTAGAAGTAATAACTATGTTTCTAATTTTGCCGCTAATGCAACTCAGTCCGGAAACGAACTGTCTCGTTCACTTACTCAAGCAAGTAAGGATGCCGATCGTTTAAGACAATCGCTGCAAAGAATAGACGGCTTCTCCGGCAGCTATTCTTATACTTATTCTTTTGGCAATGCACCGAAATATGCTACAGGCGGCTTTCCTGAGGACGGCTTCTTCTTCGCAAATCACAACGAGCTGGTCGGTCAGTTTAGCAACGGAAAGACAGCCGTAGCCAACAACGAGCAGATCGTTGATGGTATCTCAGAGGGTGTGGCTTCCGCTAACCGAGAGCAAAACGCTCTTTTGAGAGAACAGAACGGTCTTTTGCGCAGATTGCTTGAGAAAGACAGCTCGATCGACGTATCGACGATCGTAAAAGCATTCAATCAGAAGAATCGCAGAGACGGCAAGGTCACCGTACCTGTCGCTACATAACGAAAGGAGGACATCATGAGCAACAATCCGTTTTATAACGGTAGGGACTACAACCCGATCATTTCGGTCGACGGTGTGGCGTTGCCCGTGAGTCCTTCTTTTCCTTTTGAATGGGAAGAAGAAGATCTGTCAAATGCCAAGGCGGGACGCACCGAGGACGGTGTGATGCACAAGAATCGGATCGGCAGTGTCAGACGGTGCGGTTTGTCTTTCAAAAATCTTCCGCTCCAAACGACGCAGAAGATTCTCGCGATGTTCTCGCCGGAGTATATCACCGTGACCTACATCAACCCCGCCATCGACCCTTATCATGGCTACCGTATGACAGAGGTGTTCTATGTCGGCATGCGCAAGGTATCGGTGTACAGCGCAAGACTGAATATCTGTGCCGATCTGACATTCAATATTATCAGCCGCAATCCGGACAATAAGTAGGGAGGACTTTGATGATCGAGTTGAACGATAATGTAAAAGACCTCTTTCTGCAAAACTACCGTCAGATCGTCCGCGCGACGTTTGACCATGTCCGCCCCGATGGCACAGCTACCAAAATCGTGTTATCCGAGAAAGATATGGTGCAAAACACCTTTGTATGGGATCGTTACTGCACTTCCGGCAATGTGCTAGAGATCGGCTCCGCATGTGCGGCAGAGATCGAATTCACATTGCGGAATTATGACGGGTTCTTCCTCGATCAGGGCGGTCGGGAGATCCCTATTGATGAGATTTCTTTTGAGGGCAAGGAGCTGAGCGTTGAGCTCGGTATATCGAAGTGGAATGCGCGTAGATGGGAAAACGCACAAGTTCACTATTTCCCGATCGGCAAGTTCACTGTGATGAATATGCCGCATAAGTTTTCTACTATCCGTGTATCCGCGCTTGACCGCATGACATGGTTTGATCTGTATGTGCCGATCGAGCAAGCGGAGAATCCGTTCGGCGCGATTGAAACGCTACACACGATCATCGACAAAATGTGCGCAACGCTCCACATCCCATATGTCATGTCGACTGATTTGCCGAACTACGACATGACGGTCAATATGGATCAACTCTTTGAAGAGAATAAACAAACGACCTACCGTATGCTTGTGCAGTGGGTAGCGGCTTTGACCGGTACCTGCGCCTATATCAATCCGTCGGGAGAGTTGGTGTTCGGTTGGTTCAAAAGAGCCGAAGGTGTCACGCTTACGCCGAGCATGCGATATACACCTTCCACAGTCTATGAACCCGTGATGTTTGGCGGTCTGACGGTACAAAAGGGAGACGATCAGCTTTCTTTCGGAACAGACAGCAGCTATCGATATACGATATCCGATAATCCATTGATCCAGGGCGATAACTGGACTAACGATTATATGGTAGCCGTGAATGATATCTGGAACAAGCTGCTTGATACATCGATCCCATATCGTCCGTATGAAACAAACACGCTGCCGATGCCGTGGCTCGAGCCGCTCGATATCATCTCGTATGAGGATAATAACGGCGAGACGTTTGATACATTTATTACGCATGTGACTTTCGCTCTCAACGGTAATACCGCTGTATCGGCGGTCGGTCAATCGGAAACAGAAGCAAAGATCGTCACTCCGACAGGCAGGACAGCCGAGGAACAGGCGGATATCGAATATGTAAAGAACCTTATCTCTACACTGGAAAATGCGACAGCGGCCGCGAGAGAGCACCTCTCGGACATGGTTCGGTTAGCGCTGGGATTGCATAGGATCACCGTCCAAACAGAAGAGGGGACGATCTATTACTTCACGACTGCGGAAATGTCCGATGACGATCTGACGCTTGAAGCGCTCAGCGAAGTCATCCGTGACAGTGACGTCATCTACACCTTCTCCGGCGGTGGATGGGTATGGTGCTACGGTAGCGACTGGGATAAGGAAGCAAAAGCACCGTATCACGATTGGCGGTACGGCATCACAAAAGACGGTACCGCGGTACTCGGATTGATCAACACCAAAGGTTTGACGATCAGCGATGAGAACACGATCTATCGCACCGAGATAACACCCGAGGAGTTCTCAGTGTTTCGTGGTAATAATCTTGTATTCAGATTTAACGGTCAATTAGAGAGTCAGATCGACAAGCTGCTAATCAAGTCGAACATTGAGGATCCGTCAGTCGACAATAACGCTTATATCCGTCTCGGTAGCACCATGATAGTTCCTGCCGACGGAGGTCTTGACTTTGTATATGTGGAGGATATTTAACTATGGCTAATCCTCAATTCTTTTCAATAGAGAACAACGGTATAGGAATAACAAGCTTTAATGAAGATATGTACATAAGGATCAAGTTTCGTCAACAGCATCGGGGAACAAGATATTATCGACTGCGCTGCTTTCACAAAAATGGTGACTATGCTCCCTCCGATTTCCCTGTAACTTACATTTACTTAGGCGCATATAAGACTGCTCCGGAGTATAATTATACGGTTTCGTTTAAGATCATAAACGCGTTTCCGAGCTTTCAAATGCTTTTTGAAACATATAACTATACCGCACAGCTCCGTCCGACTGTTGTGTTACAATCTTCTACTGACCCGAACTTTTCAACATATGAAACAAGCTCAGAGACACACTTGCTTGACATCAGAATATCCGGTGGGAATTTTGAACCGATATGGTCGCAACCTACTTGGATGGACACTTTGTATGACACTAACGCCGGTGTGCGTACATTAACAGGTTCATCACGCAAAGGAGTACAGGGCTTTTCTGTTATACGTTTTGAATTCTCCAGAGCAACCGGCAGATATAATACGACGATCGATAAGTATAGCATTAATATTTCCAATGCTTTTTCAGCGTCATATACCCCACAGGAAATGGCCGCCGCAGGATGGAAGGTTTATCTGAGACTTCCGGAGTATCCAAAACTGTATGGCAATAATATAAGCGTCACTTTTTCCGTGGAGGACAGCCGAGGGTTTATCCATACATATCTGGCATACTTTAGTGTTATCGAATACCAGCAGCCACTTTTGACGGAGGACAACACTCACCGTCAAGGAGGTACCGGATCAACTCTTGTTCTGGATCTGAAAGGCAAATGGAAAGGATCTCCACTTACCTTGATCTGCGAAAGTATCACAGCGTATGAACAAGGATTAGATACTCCGCATGCAACCCTTACTCCGGTGATTACCGCACCCGATAACAGCTTTGCTTATACAGCAACATGGGAAGGAATTACTTTTGATCCTAATAAATCATACACGATTAACATAGTGCTAAACGACACCGTGCAGACAGTTACAATTTCAATTACTGTTACGGTAGGTATACCTGTCATTGCGATTCGCAGAAATCGTGTCGGAATCAACAATCCGGATCCTCAATCCGATTTTGACGTCTCCGGTGAAATCTTTCAAAACGGTTTTCCGATTTTAGCATATAGAGGAGAACTAGGAGCAGAGGGCGAGAGTGTTGATCTGAATTCCATCATTACAACAGGATTATATGTGTACAAAGCTAACAGTCACGATATTTTAAACTTCCCCAGCAGTAATTCTCCTCTGGTTCTTCTTGTTTTGAATGCAGGGGGATATATCATCCAAAAAGTGTGGTATATGAGAGTCGACTGGGAATTCGTCAGGAATAGGCAAGGTAGCTTTACAGCTTGGAAGAAGGTGACTGTAACATGATCATAAACGATTTGCGAAACCTTGATACGGTACGCGCCAATCTGTTTGAGCCCATTATCATCGCAGAGGATGATGAAAACTCCCATTTTCTCATTGCCCAACTCCTTGTTAACAGCGATCTGTTACAGATTATGCCAAACAGCGGCTATGAGGTGAAATTGTTTTACAGACGAGCGGATGACACTGCCGGAGAATCGATCGGGACATGTACAGATGATGGAAAGATACGGGTTGAGATACCCAACACTGCTCTGATCTTGGATGATATCATAGAATGTGATCTATGCGTGAATTATCGGAGTTCAAAGACGACCCATTCTTTGTCCGTTGTAAACGGTGAACTGATTGCTATCCCTCATACTGAAGAAGTTGACACACCGCTGCGGACAGGTTTATTCAAGATTGACGCGCGATATCGCGTGATTGTATAAGGAGGTGAAAGGATGAACAATATTGTATACGGTGGAAAAATATATGAGAAGCTCTCGGTTGATGTCAGCCAAGCGAATGTTTTTGCTCCACCATTGGTTAAAGAAGGAGACTCGGGAACACGAGGGCTTATTATTACTGTAACCAATAATGGCGAACCTATTGAAATCCCCGATTCTGCAACTGCTTGGCTGAATTGCAGCAATACAGCCGACAAGGAAAAACATGCTTCTGTGGAAGGTGTAATCAACGAAGATGGTACCGTAACCGTTGATGTCCCGACAGTCGTCATGGAGGTTCCTGGTATCATTGAATGTGACATATCAATTATCACGCTGAGCGAATCTGATCAAACAGAGATCCTTAAAAGCACTCTGTTTTGTTTGTCGTGTGAGAAAGCGGCAAACAAAAGCGGTACCTCAACAGAAGCGGAAGATTCTATTCTTGCAGGAATCGCAGCAGGAGAAATCACGATCCCAGCCGCAAAGGGCGACCCCGGTCCGCAAGGCCCTGTTGGTCCCGTAGGTCCGCAAGGTGAGCAGGGCCCTCAGGGTGTTCAGGGTTTGCAAGGTGAGCAGGGTCCCGCCGGCCCTCAGGGTCCGCAAGGCCCTGCCGGTTCAGGTATTCGTGTCGTTACTCCGGAAGAATCCCAGGGATGGACTGATTCCATCCCCACATCTTTTGCAGGAGAGCTGTACGATATAGCAGGATGGAACAAATACCTGTGGCAACTGGTGAACATTGACAACGGTTTATATTATTGGGATAAACTATTAACTGAAGAGGATTTGGTAAACGCTTTAAATAACTACTATACAAGAACTCAGGTCAATAGCCTCATCTCCACCAAAATGGACTTAGCCCCCCTCAACCCGACTGCCGAACAGATCGCCGCTATGCCTGCGGGTCAGCTATACAGTGACACGGTAAATCATAAGGGCGTAGTCAAAGGCGGTCAGGAGTTTTATGATACGACGGTTGTCGTTAGAGTATTTGAAAACAATGACGGTCAAAGTCCCCCACTGCAAACCTTTTCGGATGACGCAAAATATCATGTGGGGAATATTTGGATTAATCTGTCTTATCAAAGTGGTGAAAGGGTATGCACGGCTCTATATATCTGTAAGAACGTATGGGCGGCGAGTAATTTCAACTGGCAATATCGTTGGCTCTGTTTGTATGGAGCAAACAGTGAATATTACACCAAAGCCGAAATCGACTCCATGATCGGTGACATTGAAACCCTGTTGTCGGAGGTGTGATGATGTTTCACGATTTGAATTGCATAGTTTTATGCAACTGTTCGACAGATATCGGCATAAGTGAAGGAGCTTGGGAGAGGTCTCCTTCACGAACGAATAAGGAGATGATGATATGAGCGTAGCAAGTGAAATAAATCGAATAAAATCAAACATCGCCGCCGCCTACGATGAAGCCGAAGCCAAAGGCGCAACCATGCCCGTGACGGAGAACAGTGACAATCTGGCTGATACGGTGGCGAGTATTCCACAAGGTGGCGGAGGAGCTGTCGAAGAAAAAGACGTTAACTTTTACGACTATGACGGGACACTTCTCTTTGCGTACACAAAAGATGAAATATTCTCCATATTTGCCCTACCTGAAAATTCTGGTGTAACGCACGACCTGCTTAGGTTTCAATCGTGGAATTGGTCTTTGAGTGATATAAAAACATGGTTGCAGAAATACCCTCACTCACATCTCTGCGTTGGAGCTATCTATACGACTATAGATGGTTTAGATCATAACGAATGGAAGAACCCTCGATTGACCGCAAGCAATAGGATTTTTCGACAAAAGCGCGGGACTGCAAATCTTTACCAAAACGCTTTCCGTTCTTGCCTCACCCTTGAACAAATTAACATACCGAGCGGGGTCATAACGATTGGTAGTAACGCTTTCGGTTTTTGCTACCCATTAAAATCAATAAACGTTCCAAATGGTGTAACAAGCATAGGATACAACGCATTTGAACGATGTGGTCTCAAAGAGATCAGCCTTCCGAGGAGTGTAACAAGCATAGGAGACAGCACATTTGCTAATTGCACAAAGCTTGAAAAGATTGCAATTCCGGATGGTGTAACAAGCATAAGTATAAGAACGTTTTCTGGTTGCACTGGCTTGAAGGAAATCTGTATTCCCGAAAGTGTGACAATCATTGACGAACGGGCATTTTATGATTGTTGTGCACTTGAAAGAGTCTACATTTCTGCTGGTGTAATAACCATCAATCAATATGCGTTTTATGAGAATTTCAATATTCCACAGATAGAAATACCGTCAAGCGTAACAAATATTAGGTCAAATGCTTTTGACAATTGCGTTAGCCTTAATGATGTTGTCATTAAAGGGAAACCAACCTTAGAAGACATTAATTGTTTTGCAAACGGTCCAACGACGCGCCGCTTTTATGTTCCGAGAGAGAATCTATCATGGTTTGAGACTGCGACGAATTGGTCAAATTACTATTCAAAGATGTATGCTATAGAAGATTATATTGAGTATCTTGAGTCAATTGGTATTAACGTAGATGAATACAAGGAGATCACATCATGATTAAAGCAGATTTTTACACAGAGCGAAAAGACGGCGTAAAGCTCTATCGTACCTATTCCGATCGTAACATGATGATACAGAAAGACGGAACAGACGAAACATATGCAGACCGATTCCAAATCAAAGGAGCATAACTATGTCTAAAGGCGATAATGTAACAAGAGAATATTTCGGAAGGCGTTTTGATGGAGTTGACCTCTATCGTTATGCCGTACCTAATATTAGAATTAATCCGAAACCATTTGGCGAATTAATTGAAGATGGCGAAGAAGAAAAATACTGGCAGAAACCTACCGTCAAAATCATGCAGGATCAAACTGAAACGCCTTATGATTCTGCAATCGACGTAGAGAACAGTGGGTTCACTTACACTGAAACCGATATCCCGATCGAGGGAGAAACAGGCGACGATACCGAACAGAAAGCAGCGGCTTTTGACTATTTGACAGGACGAGGTGGTTCCGATGAATAAGTATATGGATGAAGCCAAGGCAATGAGAGAGAGTATCGCAGGACTTGCCGAGGGCGCGAGTGATGAGAAAATCATCGATAACAAATCCGCTTTTCCGTTTTGGAACGGCGGCGGTGTAGTTTATAAGCGCGGAGATATCGTGCAGTATCTTGATAAGGTTTATCGTGTACTTCTCGACCATGTATCTCAGCTTGACTGGACACCTATTGTGGCAGTCAGCTTGTTTGTTGAAATTCAAGTCGGCGGCGGTATCCACGACTGGGTACAGCCTTCTTCGACTAACCCGTATATGAAGGGCGATAAGGTCAAACACCTTGATAAAATCTGGATTTCTGACGTAGACAACAATGTTTGGGAGCCGTCAGTATATGGATGGACGGAGATTGAGCCTAATGCAGATTGATATTATCAAACTCGCGGAGATCGTCGGAGCGTGCTCTGTCGTGCTCGGTGTGGTGTGGGGATTGTTCAACTACAACAATAAAATGCTTGACCACATATCCGATCTTGAACGCCGCATGACAGCTCAGGAGAAAGAGCTTGAGAGAATGAAGAAAGAGGACACGCTCGTCATCTATGCTTTGCGTGCCTGCCTTGACGGATTGAAGCAGCAGGGATGTAACGGCAGGGTGACAGACGCGTGTGATATGCTCGATAAACACATCAACAAAGCCGCTCACGATCAGGATTGAGCGGAGAAAGGAATGATTTTATGAACGGAGTATTTACAAAAGAATGGTGGATCGCAGTAGCTATCCGCATGATCAAGACCTTTGCCGAGGGTTGCCTTGCCGTGATGGGATCACAGGCGGCGTTCATCCATGAAGTCAACTGGCTCATGGTACTCAGCGGCGGCGCACTGGCGGCGGTAGTCAGCTTCCTATTGGCGCTCAAAGGATTGCCCGAGGTACCAACTACTGCTCCCGACGGCTCTGAGGGCAAGAGATATAAGG